ATTATGGTGTTCATAAATTGTTTGCCCCTTTAAGAAAATAAGCCCCTTCTCAGTTCCCCCTTCGGCTCGCTCGCCTTGCGGCTCGCTCGGCGCTCAAGGCCGCGCGGCCAAGAGGGTAAACTGGCTATCCCTATGCCAGTCACAGCCTGAGCGCTGTGAATAATCAAAGGAAAGCGCCTACATTTGGATTATGGTGTTCATAAATTGTTTGCCCCTTTAAGAAAATAAGCCCCTTCTCAGTTTCCCCCTTCGGCTCGCTCGGCGCTCAAACGCCGCGCGGCCTCACACGGCTACGGTCGTGCTGTTCACGTGTAAACTAGCTCACGCTATAGAGGGAAACTGGATAAGACTTTTGATATTGCAAATATAGTGCTTGAATAATCAAAGAAAAATAATGAAATTTGATGCTTAATCTGTTACGATTCCAAATTCTGACAGAGGTATAAACAAGTTTGAAACTACAGCTATAGTGTTTTGTCCAGCTGACCCGTAGTCGTCTAAAAGGGTGTTAAACGTAACTACACCTGTTTCATCAGATTTAATATTTGACCCGGTAACGGCAAACCAGTTTATTTTTGCTGTGTTGTTATACAGGTCTAAATGTGAAGAAGCATAAATTCCGTATGCTTTGTTTGGAGGAAGTTTAAATGGTAGAGTGAAAATAGGTGTTTCTCCATTTAATTTTAGACCGTTAACTTCATCTGTATTCGCGATAAATGAAAGAGACATTATATTTAAGCTATAGTTTATATAGCAGTGGGCTACAAAAGTTTTAAAAATATTTGCGTTTACATTGGTTATGCCATTTGATTCATTATAAAAAGCCCATGTTTTTATTGATGTAATGTTATTTGTATTAGATTCAACCTTAGGTTTAAGTATATCTATGTTATTTGTATTAGATTCAACCTTAGGTTTAAGTATATCTATGTTATTTGTATTAGATTCAACCTTAGGTGTAAGTATATTTATGTTATTTGTATTAGATTCAACCTTAGGTGTAAGTATATTTATGTTATTTGTATTAGATTCAACCTTAGGTTTAATAGATGAAAGTTCTGAACTTATATTTAACACTTCTTGTCTATATTGTTCTACCTGCGCATTATAATTTCCAGTCAGTGCCCAGAACGCTGTATTAGTGGGAGGTACTCCAACGGGAACTGAACAAATACTGGTATAACTAGAACCCTGATATAATACTACTGACAACGCTTCATATGAAATAGTTGCATCCCACTCACCTGTTATTAATGGAACATATCTTGCTCCAATATACTGATTTAAAGCCATAATAAAACCTCCTTTAATATCTAAGGACTAAATGCCCCCAGTTCTTATCACCACACGTCATTATAGTATCAAAATCAATGTCACTCCAACTCTCCGGTATCCACGCAACAAAGTACGCATTATCTTTACCGCCCAACCCAAAGAACACTTGTTTAACTATTTTAGCAACTATTTCTTGTAAATTTTTGTCAATCCATTTTGCAAGCGCGTCGATATATATATCCACATACTCACCGTTTGCAATTTTTACGAGTTCACCGTTTAAATAGTTTACCATGTTCTGTAATTCTTTAATTGCTTCTGAGTGATTGTTTATGATTTCAAAATTTGTGTTAATGTCTTCAATCATTTCATTCACTTTGTTTACCAGTTTGCATAACGTCTCATAATCTGTTATCTCCGCTGATAAAGTAATGGGAAGCAATCTTATACATGGTATTCTCAAGCAATCAATCATATACACACCTCCTAGTAAATCATGAAAAAGAGTTCGTTTAACTCATTAAGAATCATAAGGTCAATATTCAGAAACGAATTACGTAACTCGGTTAATAGTTCTGGATAACTTTTACTACCATCTTTGCCTTTTATTGATTCAAGATAATTTTCCGTTGAATCTAAGTTTTTGCTGTTAGTAGTATTTTGTAACTGTGTTGTACTTCCATCTGTGATACTTGTTTCTTGTGTCTGAGTGTTTGCGGTTATTGAACCATCATCTGTTCTGGTATTCTGTACACTCGAATCATTAACATCACCGCTTGTCATGTAAGCACCTGTCTCCAACTTTGTGAGCGTGCCTTGTGGTGTATCACTATGCCTGTTTTTCTGGCTTGTGCTACCGTTGTCAGTTACGGTGTTTTGAGTATCCGTTGTAGAATCCACTCTTCCACTATCTGTAACCGTTTGCTTATTTCCCCCCGTAGTATCTGTTTTACCTGTGCCTGTTTCACTGTCTTTCCTATTCCTTCCGTAATCTCTGGTATAATTGACTGTAGTAAACGGGTCAAACGCCAAGAGTTCAGATTTATAAAGCTGATTCATATAAGGCATAATCTCATTAAGTTTGATATCCAAAAGCAGTTTCCATCTTGACACCGGAGTGTCGCATATCTCTCTTGTGTAATACGTTTTAAGTATTTTGTTTTCCAGAGGAATTCGGTAAGCTTCATCAAAGATTGGGAAATCAAAATCAAAGATAAGAGGTCTTGCCTGATTAATCACGTCTTTGATCTGAGGATATGTTTCTCTCTCGGTTAGACCTATCAACCCTTCCATTACTGTCCTGAGTTCCATCGTATATTGTGCCACCGTCTTCCACCTCCATTTTCCGATATCGCACATCGATTTTGCCATTTGGCAATTCACTTCCGAACAAATCATTTATCATCTGGCAAGCCTGCTTTCTTGCATCTAAGAAAGTCATTCTCTGCATGATGATCTGTTCTAAGTTACTGTCAACCTCATTTGTGATAAGCCTTTCTTTCTTATCTGTGTTGGCGTTGTTACCTCCTAAGAATGTAATAGCTTCATTCCATACGCGTGTCTTTTCCATTTCCAGATTGATGTAGCTTTCTGGAGCATCTGTTCTGAACACTTCCATCATTTGTGAATTCATGTCCTTATCGCCAAATATCACAGGTTCATTACCTTCATAGCTTTTGTATATACTCTTTAAGCTTTTTTGCTGTGCCTGTGAACCCTTAATAAGAATAGGTGTTTTCTGTGCGTTAATGTTGACATCAATAGCTCTCTGGATTCTAGTAAGTCTTTCAGCATAAAGCTGAACTGTTAAAGCCGTAGGCTGTCTCAAGAAATTATTCCACACAATGACACTGTCCTGATCGTCACATGATTGCTGTAACTCCGTGATAGAATATGCTCTTCTATTTATAGGAATTCGATAAATGTTCAACGGACCGGTTAGAGCACATTGTAAAGTCAGGAATGCATCATTTTTGTGATATTTGAAGAACAAACAGTATCCAAATTCAAACAGTACCAGTTCTAGGAACCTAGGGTCACATGTGGGAGGAAGATTGACCCACTCATAAGAGTTGATAGCAATTTCTTTCAGCCTCATGTAATAGTCAAAGAAAGTTGCATCGTTGAACCATTCACTTGTTGTACGGCTTAAGTTTAAGCCACAATATCCGTCATTCATTTTCATACTATCACCTCCTTAAGTGTAATCAACTCTTCCAAAATATTTTGCATAATTCCTTCCGCCCTGACCAATCGTTGTTGTCTTTTCGAATACGCCATCTGCTCCACCTGACGGGTTACCAGTGTTTCCACTGATATAGGTAATCTGATTTCCGTTAACTGCTGATACCACACCGCAATGATGAAGTACGGTCGTGCTCTGTGATGTAATGAAAAAGACAACATCACCAGCTTTTGGTAACTGTCCTCCAACTTCTGCTACCCATGTTCTTCCAAGCCTATTCATAGCATCATACAATGATTGAACTGCCGCATTCTTTGGAACTTGATTTCCTTTACCAATCATGTGAGCACAATAGGTTAAGAATGTTGTACACCATGCGTCTTTTACATAACTGCCATAATACCACACTTGCCATAATCTTACTGTGTCGTCCCATTCAACCGCACCTATGAACTGTCTTGCATATTCGTCAAGCCTTGTTTCAGTAGGTTCCTGATAGTTAGCCGTTATGGTTACATCGTTTGCTGGCATGTGGAAAGTAGTTTGTACTGCATTTGGGTCGTCAAAAGTTCCGCCAGCGCTTGTTGTCCAGTTAATAAAATTGATAGCTGACTGAGCATTAATCGCTATAGCTGTACCCTCGTTGTAATATCCTGACCCATATCCATTTACTACTGATAAATGATACTTTGGTTCTGGAGTCGGACTGGAACCGGAATTGTTTCTTGTGTAGTCTCCTACCCAGTCGCCATGCCAGAGGGTTACTCCTCTGTTAAACATATTCTTAATGTTTACAAGGTGTTCTGTGTTACAATTACCTGTTACTTGCGCATTAACAGTTTTAACATAATTCCACGATGGTCTTCCCGTAGTGTTTGGTACTTTCAGTTTGTTTACCTTATACCCAAACGCATCGAAGTATCCATCTATAGATTTTGCGTAATCACTGGTAATCGTCATTTCTTTAGCTATGAAACCATACTCATTATATGCGAGTAGGAAGTTTTCACCCGCCGTGTTACCTCTTGCTTGTGCTGGTGTAAAACTATGTTCAATTCCTCCAAGCATATTGTTAAGGGCAATACTTCCAGCACTGGTAGCTAAACCTGCTAAAGCAGTAGATGGGCTCCCAAGCGCCATTTGAGTTGCGGCTTTTACAGTAGCGCCTGACAATGCCATGGCATTTGTTACCTGCTGTTGTGCTACCCAATTAGCATAAGTGTTTCCTACCCACGTGCATATCGGATAGTTTCCTATGCTGATTCCTTCGTCAAGGTTTGCGCCAAGTCCCTTGTAACTTTGTGGCCAGCACCATATTCTACCATTCGGTGAAATACTTCCCATGGTTCTAAGTTCGCCTGCCGCAACAGCCCAAAACTCATATCTTAAAACACAGTCTGACCCACTCTGGTTACTCAATGAAACGTACCGGAAAGGATAGGTTAAAAGCTTTTTATTACGTGGAACGTACCCGTCAAGTCTCTGTGAGTTAGGAATGTTCCATGCACTCGATGAGTTTGGGTTTCTCTCTAACTCTTCTCCGTCTTCCTGATTTGGGCTTACCACTTCTACTGGGAGCATGAACACTGTAACAATATTGTCAAGCATTCCTTCGGTAGATAGTCTGTCAAGCATTGCATTGAATGAACTTGCTGACGAGTAACAGTAGTATCTCACTCCAGAGAATGTACCACCATAAAATCGTCCTCCAACTACGCCTTTCCCGGCTTGCAAGTCAACCGTTGCTCCTGCCACAATCCACCATGTGTCAAAGTATCGTTCAGTTACAGCATTCACAACAAAGTCTCCAAGTGCTAAACCTTCATCGATTAAGTTTGCTCCTGCTGTATCATCGTTGACGTGTTCGCGTTCTACCATGCAAGGGTGAATCTCTACGTCAAATAAAAATGTCTCCCATGAATCTATCTCAAAGTATACGCGCGTTAAACCTTCTGAAAAGTACTCAATTCTGGTTATGAAAGCATAGAACCAGTTTGCGTTAAACGCGTTATTCTGATACATTAAATAGTTGCACTCATATATTTCGTCATATTCTGCAGGATAATCGACGTATTTCTGTTCCCTTTGGTATGTTAAATCTGCCGCTGTGTGGGCTGTCTTTGAAATGAAATACGCCGTTTGCTCTGTCCTTGTGGGAAAGAATGTCCTGCTGAACTGATTTGTATATGAGTTATCCAACGGCACATTTTTAAGCAAACGTACCGTTGTCATAGGTTCATAACTCATATTAACTCCTATCTGTTTGTGGTTAATTAGGTGAGAGTTACAGTAGCTGTACCAGTCTTTGTTGGGTCAGTTTTACTAGCGGCTGTAACCGTTAAAGTATCAACTGTGATTCCGGCTTTTACTGTGAGAAGCCCGTTTGCGTCAATCGATGCATTTGCATCTTCGGTAACTGTCCAAGTAACCTCTGGAGAGATAAGACCTGTTCCAGTAACATCTGCTTTAAACTGAATCGTTCCGCCTGCCGCTTTTGTAAGTGAAGCAGTTCCGGGTGTTACTGCTACGGCTGTTACTGCGGGAGCCTGCGTTGTAAAAGCGATTGCATTCTTAAACGGAGAATAAGAAAGCGTCTGCCAGTGGTGAAGGAAATAGTTCCAATAGAGTCTTGCTCCGTTGTAAACTTCCGTCATGGCAAGATAGTTGTCAAATACCATGAACCATTCACGGTCAACGGTAAGAGCCACAACTCCTTCTTTCTCAAGGCCGCCAAAATCATCTACGATTACACGACGTCCGATAAAATCAGCTTTATCCATGTTGAAAGCAGAGGCGAGTACTTCTACATCTACGGTTGCCGCAAGACTTGTAAGCATGAAAATATACTGCTCTCCGATTGGTGTGTGAGTAGTTACGCCCATATAGTTGTACTTATCAGACATAAATGTTAAATCCAGAGCGGCTTTACGAATAGCCGTCATTGCCTGCTTTCCAGTAGCTTCATCTGTCGGGTCAGGAATAGCAACCGGATAGATTGCGCCTCTGTTGCCTGCCTCTAAGAAAATGTTCTTCATGAGCAGGAATTCTGCGTACTCGTCGGAAGTATATACCGCTTCGATCATCTTACCAACTAAATCTTCTACTCCCTGATAGGAAATGAAAGCGGTTCTTAAATCGTCGTTGCTGATCGTGATCGGGAATTTATCCTGTCTGTTTCTTGAGTGGAATACAGCGCGAACGTCAGGAATTCTCTGTTTGAACAAGTCTTCCTGATTTGTCATGCCGAGATCGTCTTCTCTGTAATAAGGCTCCGCCTTAATGATGTTTACAAAGATTTCTTCAATCGTCTCACCCAGTGTAATTTCCCCACGCTTAAATGGCTTAAGGGGGTTATTGTAAGTACGACTTGTAATAAGCACAAGACCGATTCTGTTTACCAAAGCGCTTAAGAACTCATTCGCCGCCGCCTGATATTTTAAGATAGGGTTTCCTACCTCTTTGATATTATCCTGTGTTGCCTGCGGAATCCATTCCTTATACTGATTAGAGGCCTCCGCACGAATTACGTTTAATAAATCCATTCCTTTAGGGGTCGCGCTGTACTTTGCGGCCGCATATGTTGGTTTAACTGGCATTACTTAGCCCTCCCTTTCGTCCCAGAGATCGTCAAAACTTTTCTCTGCATCATTGTCCTGCCTGATATCTCTATCCTGCCTGTCGTCTGCTTCTCTTAAATCTTCTCTAGCAGAATCACGCATCATGTACCTGCGGTTGTCTGCTTTCAAACGATCCATTTCTGCCATGAGCGAATCATAATCTGCGTCATAGCGATCGAGTTCTCTCTCATAGTAATCATATCTTCTCCTTAATCTGTCTAAACGATCATTTACATCATCGTCTGGATTGGAGTTCCTGATCTGCATGAGAGTGTCCTCTAAGTCAAAGTCAGACCAATCTTCCTCGTCGTAGTAATAACCACGCTCTTCTCTCCGGTCTTCCCTTGCATCTTTTTCGAGTTCACGAGGGCTTCTTTCATCGTCACGACGTGAGTCGTTGCTTCTCTCCTCGTCTTCTCTTTCGGGGCGATCTTTCCTTCTATCGTCACGTTTTTCGTAACGGTCTTCCTCGCCCTCTTTCTTGCGGTAGTCTTCCCTTTCATCAAAGTCACGCCTTGCTCTGGAAGACCACTTTCTACTCCTAGCGGCCATTGTTTAACCTCCTTATTTTAAATTATTTAATCCAGCCTTACGAATAATTGAAGGATAATCGCGGTCGGTCTGGTTTAAATCTACATATCCGGTGATTCCTGACATGGTGCCTTTATCTGTAATCTGTACCATGTGAGCGTTGTTAAAATATACTGGCCTGTCATAATCAGCAAGCCACATATCAAAACGGTCTCTAAGTTCCTGTGATGTCTTTCTCAGCATATAATCTTTGTTCACGTAAAATGCGGCGTAATATCCCAGCTTTTCTACTTCCTCACAGAAAGCAGTAACATACTTGCAATATGTTTCACGTGAAACATTTACATTATGATCTTCGGCATAGTCTTCCGAATCATACTCGAAATCAAAGTAGATAGGAAGTTCTAACAGATGTTTGTTTGCAAAAGCTACGGCTTTACGTGCTTCGTTGCGGCACATTTCCTCACTGTATGCATAACTAAACCAGTAGATTCCAATCGGAATTCCGAGTGAATTACATTTCACACAGTTCATGTGAGCATATGGGTCTGTGTTACCATTGCCATATCCTGCACGAATGATTGCAAATTCTACTCCGTCTTCTTTAGCTAACTCCCAATCAATTTTCTTGTTCCATTTTGAAACGTCAATTCCTGTTTTCATGCCTTACTCCTTTTCAAGTTTGTCTAAAAGCTTCTGCATCACTAAAGTATTATTGTTAAGCGACTCGGAAAGCTTATCAGTTTCCGCTTTATGCTGTTCTGACTGTTTCCAGTTCTGCCAAAACAGCGCGGCGCAGGCTACAATAGGAAACCCAAGTGACCCTATTGCGGATACAATTCCGTTAATATCCATAACTCGCCACCCTCCTTTTCGAACATATATTCTATTTCTTCTTATATTATACCACAAAGACTTGAAAAAATCAACAAAATATGATATAATAAATTAGGAGGATTGCACAATATGAAAGAGCAAATGTATTATGACGGCACAAGACTTTTGTCTACAATGGACATAAATGGTAGAAAACCTGAGATATTTTTATGCACAAGTAACAGAACTGGAGGTAAGACTACCTATTTTAACCGTCTTGCTGTGAACAGATTTAAGGACGGTAAAGGAAAATTCCTCTTGACATATCGGTTTAACTATGAATTAGATGATTGTGACGAGAAGTTCTTTACAGACATTGCAAGGTTGTTCTTTCCAAAGGATATACTTAAAAGCAAGAGAAGAGCGGCAGGTATATTCCATGAATTGTTTCTTAATGATGAATCATGCGGTTATGCAATCGCTCTTAATGCGGCAGACCAGATAAAGAAATACTCCCATCTTATGACTGATTCAAATAGGCAGTTATTTGATGAGTTTCAGAGTGAAACTAATCATTACTGTGCAGATGAAATTAAGAAATTCATTTCCGTGCATACTTCACTCGCACGAGGTAATGGAGAACAGTACAGGTATTTACCTGTGTATATGATTGGGAACCCTGTATCTATCATTAACCCATATTATGTGGAAATGGGGATCAGTAATCGACTGGCTACAGATACAAAGATTCTTAGAGGTGATGGGTGGGTTCTGGAACAAGGTTTTGTCAGAGCCGCATCGGAGGCTCAGAAGAATGCAGGATTTAACAGGGCATTTGCGTCAAATGAGTACGTAGCGTATTCATCTGAATGCGTTTACTTGAATGACTCTATGGCATTTATTGATAAGCCGGAGGGCAAGAGCGTTTACATCGGAACGCTTAAATACCAAAATGCTTGTTATGGGGTTAGGGAATATCCTGAATTGGGTATTGTATATTGTGACAATCGGCCGGACATGAGCCACCGTGTAAAGATTACTGTTACTACTGACGATCATGAAGTCAATTATGTTATGCTTCACCGAAACGACATGATATTACAGACATGGCGGTGGTTCTTTGAAAAAGGCTGTTTTAGATTTAAAGATTTAAAGTGTAAGGAGGCTATTTTAAAAGCCTTGTCATATTAATGGTATCTTCCTACGTGTCCTACTTTGTAAACCGCGGAACGCACAGTGTCAAAACTGCCGTGAGTTTATATTCAATAGTGCGTATTGGCTCTGTCGGCGCGTGGGTTATAGATATAAAGAGAGGGAGAGTGATCTCCCTCTTTTAAATTATAATAGCTATGCCCCCCCCCCCCCCCCCCCCCCCCCCCCCCCCCCCCCCCCCCCCCTTCCCCCCCCCCCCCCCCCCCCCCCCCCCCCCCACCCCCCCACCCCCCCCCCCCCCCCCCCCCCCCCCCCCCCCCCCCCCCCCCCCCCCCCCCCCCCCCCCCCCCCCCCCC